AGAGGAGTAAAAATGCAACCTCCAAAATATTACGATCAACAATATCAAGATATAGATATAATAAAAAAGCAACGAAGGCGAAAGGCAGCAAAGCGAAACAAAGACAACACACCAGAAAGGTTAGCTGTAAAAGAAAGAGTAAAGAAGGCACAACTACGTTTCTTAAAACGATCATTACAGGAGCAGTAAATATGGTTCTCAAAATGTTTAGCATTTTCGATTCAGCTGTTAAAGCATATAATCAGCCATTCTTCATGTTAACAGCAGCGGAAGCAATTCGCGCCTTTACAAATATGGCGCAAGACCCGCAAACACAAATATATAAAAACCCGACAGATTTCCATCTTTACTTTCTCGGAACATATGACAATTCAACAGGATATGTTAACCAGGACGAACACATTAAAGACCTAGGCGATGCCAGGCAATATCAAACAGAGGAAGGCACTGTTGAAGAGCTATTCCCGGCAAAGGAGATTAAAAAATGAAATCAGTGATGACACACTCGTTTAGTAATGTACCTTCTGTACAAATACCGAGGTCGACGTTCAATAGATCACATGGATATAAAACTTGCTTCGATGCAGGTTACTTAATCCCAATGCTTGTTGACGAAGTTCTACCAGGCGATACTTTCAATGTAAATATGGCAGCCTATAGTAGGCTTTCTACGCCAACGTTCCCTATCATGGATAATATGTATATGGATACGTTTTTCTTCGCTGTACCACTTCGCCTGGTGTGGGATAACTTTAAAAGGTTTATGGGCGAACAAGATAACCCTGCTGACTCGACGGACTTCGAGGTCCCATATCAAAGTAAAGGTGGTACAGGTTGGGGTCTAAACTCTCTACACGATTATATGGGTGTACCTATTGGAGTACCCGACCTGGAAGTAAATTCATTATTCTTTCGAGCGTATAACCTAATATGGAATGAATGGTTCCGTGATGAGAATCTTCAGGATTCAGTCGTTGTTGATAAAGACGACGGTCCGGATACACCTTCAGACTATTTACTGTTAAAGCGTGGTAAAAGACACGATTACTTTACAAGTGCATTACCCTGGCCGCAAAAAGGTGATTCTGTAGAATTACCGCTTGGCACAACAGCCCCAGTAACGGGTATTGGTAACGTAAGTCAAACCTATGTCGCTGGACCTAATAATGTGTATGAAACTGCCGGTACAGGAACTACCGCATACGCTGACTTCAGGTATACAAATACTGCGACTAACCTTGTCGTTGAAGAGGATCCTAATAATGCAGGATTTCCTGGGATATATGCGGATTTATCATCTGCGACGGCTGCAACAATCAATCAACTCCGCCAGGCATTCCAAATACAAAAACTCCTAGAACGCGATGCCAGAGGCGGAACCAGATATACCGAGCTTGTACGTAGCCACTTTGGAGTAATCTCACCTGATTCAAGGCTGCAACGCAGTGAATACCTTGGTGGAGGTTCAACACCTATTAATGTTACTCCAGTGCTTACTGCTTCTGATTCTGGTGTACGTGATGTAGGTGATACAGGCGCATTCGCAACAACAGCTATAAACGGTCATGGCTTTACAAAATCATTTACAGAGCATTCAATAATTATTGGCCTGGTATCGGTCCGAGCGGATCTTACTTATCAGCAGGGCCTTAATAAAATGTTCAGCAGAAAAACCAAGTACGATTTTTACTGGCCTGCACTGAGCCATATAGGTGAACAAACTATTGCTAATCGCGAAATCTATGCTGTTGGTTCAACTGTCCCTGGACAAGATGATGAAGCCTTTGGCTATCAGGAACGCTATGCGGAATATAGATATAAACCATCAACTATTACAGGACAATTTCGATCTACTGCGGCATTAACTTTAGATGCTTGGCATCTTTCTCAGGAATTTACATCATTACCTACGCTATCATCTACGTTCATAACAGAGGACCCACCCATAGACAGGGTTATAAATGTCCCGTCAGAGCCACATTTTATATTTGATTCATATTTTCAAATGAACTGTGCTCGTCCGATGCCAATTTACGGCGTCCCTGGCTTAATAGATCATTTCTGATGTCTTGGGCAGCAGCAATAGGTGCAGCGGCTAGTCTGGCGGGGTCTTATTTAAGTAGAGACGCTGTCAGTTCAGCTGCTGACGTATCGAGAGCATCTGCCAGGGAACAGATGCGATTTCAGGAACGTATGTCTAATACGTCACATCAAAGGGAGATCAAAGACCTTAAAGCCGCAGGCTTAAATCCAATACTATCCGCCAAGTATGGCGGAGCATCAACACCAGGCGGAGCTGCTTATATAAAAGGCATTCCCGATTTTTCGGGCGTCTCTAACTCAGCATCAGCTTATTCAGAATTCGATAAACGATCATCTGAAACAAAAAACTTAAGCGAAACAAATAAACAAATAAAACAAGCTACAAATACATTAAAAGCGCAGGAAAGAAATCATAATTTCAACTCAGCCAAACTAAACGCAGAAACTCTAAATACAGAGGAATTAACAAAAAACGTTAAACTTACTAACAAGGTACTGAGCGCTAGCGCAGCGGGAGCGAAAACCGAGGAAGAGATTGACAAATCAAACTACGGTAAACTACTGCGTTGGTTGGGCAGACTCAACCCATTCTCATCCAGCGCTAAAAATATAATCCAACCCATACAAAGGAAATAAAATAAAAGCCGATTTTCCAACGCAGAATCGCTCGCGATTCGAGTAGGAAGAATCGCACATCAAAGGAGAAACTAAAAATGTTTACAAGTCCAAAACATGAAGGAAGAGAACGCAAGAAACTGGACTGCGGTCCAGGTCTCACGAAACAATCGATGCGTGCTGAAACAGACATTAATCTAATAATGTCAAAATATAAAAAGACCGGTACGGTCAACTTTGTAAATCAAAACCAGGGTGAATACCTGGATCTCCCAGAAATTGATTATCATGAAGCTTTGAACATGATCACTGAATCAAATAGAATGTTCGGCGAAATGCCGGCACATCTACGATCAAAGTTTAAAAACGACCCCGGGGTCTTCATGGATTTCATCCATGACCCCAAGAACATAGACGAAATCTATGATCTAGGCTTAGCACAGCGCCCTACGGAGCTAAATCCTGATCCAGCTACCCCGGAGCCAGCCCCAGCAAAAGAAACGCCGCCAGGGATCGATCCTAGTGCCTAAACAGGCACACATCCTCTCCTTGGAGACAAATCCGCATAGCGGAATGTTGGCGCCGTGCGGACTCGTAGAGTCCGCTTTAGGCGCGGAGACCAAGGCGCGCCCTCGCGCCGCTATAAAAAAGCCGATTTTCCCACGCAGAATCGCTCGCGATTCGAGTAGGAAGAATCGCTCAGGACAGTACCCTTCTTGATGTAACTGTCCGGACTGACACAAGTCAGTCCAAAACGACTAAAAGGAGTAAAAAACACAATGGATGAAATAGAAGATATGCTAAACTTCTTACAACAAAAATATACCGATCATGATTATCAAATTGCTTTATTCTTGGCTAAGGATGTGCTATGTAATTATATACGCAATTATTGCGATGAAACTTATAAAATGGCAGGAGAGTAAATTATGCGTAAACGATCAAGAATGTCTAGGAAATCCAGTAAGCGAACATTCAGGCGCACATCTGGAACTAAAAAGAAAAACTATGCAGCGGCACCAATGCGTGGCGGCATCAGGCTGTGATGTACAGTGCCATGCTACAGCCCCCTAAATGGCTACAAGGCTCGCCACTTAAACGAATCAGGCAAGCGTTCTATCGTTTTCAATACCAAAGACGGATACGTCGACATGCCCGTGCAGCTGCCTTGCGGCCAGTGCGTAGGATGCAGGCTCGAACGCAGCCGACAATGGGCGCTGCGATGCGTGCACGAAAACAGCCTGCATCAAGACAGCCAATTTATAACGCTAACATACAACCAGGAGAATCTTCCACACCATGGTGGACTCGTAAAAAGCCACTTTCAAAACTTCTTAAAGAGGTACAGGCAATACCTCGTCAGGAATGAACGAGGACAAAAAATCCGCTATTACATGTGCGGTGAGTACGGCGACGAAAATCTTCGCCCCCATTATCACGCGCTTATATTCGGACATAACTTTCCCGATAAGACATTTTTCAGAGAAACCAATACAGGGCACAATTTATATACTTCTGATATTCTCGATAATCTATGGACATACGGATTTTGTAATATTGGCGAGGTCACTTTTAACACTGCTGCTTATACAGCACGCTACGTTATGAAAAAACAAAATGGACGTTATCAAGACAATGCTAATAGTATGTTTGGCCTTAGCCCTTACCATCGGGTTGATATGGTTACAGGAGAATACTTCGAGGTTGAGCCCGAATATAACACCATGTCCAGGCGACCTGGTATCGGCCAGGGCTGGTATCAAAAATATGGCGCCGAAACATACCGCGATGATTACATCATCGAACGAGGAGTAAAAATGCAACCTCCAAAATATTACGATCAACAATA